GAGGGTTCCAATGTGCAGACGGTAGGCCGCATTGATATAGAAAAATACCGTTGCATTACGGACGAGATCGCCACCGATGAAGTGATTATCACCCCGGAACGGATTCAGCATATTGAAGAACGCCACCCCGGAGATTACGAACAGTTCGTTAAGTATATTGCGGATATTCTGGCAAACCCGGATTACATCTTGGAAGCGAATAAGCCTAATACCGGTGTAATTCTGAAAGAAATTGAAGAAAATGGCGAAAAGTTCAAAGTAATCCTACGGGTAAAGGTAGAGAGTGACCCCGCTGAATATCGAAACTCCATCTTGTCCTTCTGGCGCATTGGTGAAACCACTTGGAACAAGAATGTGAAGAACAAGAAAATCCTTTACAAGCGGGAATAATACTGCTATACTTTAGATAGGATAAGAACGGGCTTTGAGGTGGAAAAAGCGTTCCCATACGCCACACGCCTTTTGGTAGTGGGCAAAAGAGATGCCGGGAGTGACGCTCCGGCCAAAGTCCAATCTTCAAGGGAACAGGTGCAAACCTGTTCCCTTCTTCTATACCTAAAATTTTTTCAAAAACCTCTTGACTTTTTGAGTTCCAATTATTATAATAAGTTTGTGGAACTCAAAAAGTGAGGTGATACGATGTCTCCACGAACCGGAAGGCCGAAAGCGAACAATCCCAAAAGGAATGATGTGAAAGTTCGATTGGACGATGAAGCAACAAAACGCCTTGATGAATATTGCGCCAAGCATGATATTACACGGGCAGAAGCTATTCGGCAAGGGATTGATTTACTTTTGGCACAAGAAAAGTGAAACAGCCGCTCCACCCTGAACAAGTAAGCGACTGTTTCTAAAACCAGAGGTTTCCCAACTGGATAAATCCATTCTATCACAGTTGGGAACTTCTATCAAGTGAAAATTGATGGAGGTTTAACATGGAAAAATTGATCAAGAGCATTGAAGGCGTACACCCCGGTAAGTATGACCTTCGCAGGAATGAACTGGATGAACTCTATGACGCATATCATCACGACACTTTCGAGCTGATTGCCGTGGTGTTCAAGCTGGGCTTTGCCCGTGGACAGAAGGCGGTGAAGAAGGCATGAATGAACTTCAGGTATTCACCAACCCCGAATTTGGACAGGTGCGAACCGTGACCATTGAGGAAGAACCTTGGTTCGTGGGTAAGGATGTGGCGGTTGCCTTGGGGTATGAATCGCCACGGGCGGCAGTCAGCAAGAAGGTTGACCCGGAAGATAAAGGCGTTTCCGAAATGGAAACACCTTCAGGGAAGCAGCAAATGACCATCATCAACGAATCCGGTTTGTATGCCCTGATCTTCGGAAGCAAGCTGGAAAGCGCCAAACGCTTCAAACATTGGGTGACGCATGAGGTTCTTCCCGCAATCCGTAAAACCGGAAGTTATTCCATCATCCCGAAAGCAAGAGCATTGACCACAGACGATTACATGAAGGCGGCACAACTGGCCGCTACCTGTCGGAATGAACGGCTTCCCTATGTGCTTGGATTTCTGGAACAGGCCGGGTTTAATATCCCGGAAGTGACCGCCACGCCCCCGGCCTTGGATGGGCCTGTGGATTGCACGGAGATTCAAAGACTGATGGATGAACGGGGCATTTCCGTAACGGAACTTTCTAAGCTGACGAACATTTGCAAAGCGTCTTTGAGTTATTACAAACGGGGCATTTACAAGCCGAACCGTGAACGCTATCGCATTATCATTGACGCATTAACTTAATTGATGATTTGACCACCCCGGCCTTCTGGCCGGTGGTGGTTTTTTCATACCATCGCCGTTTTGGATTTGTGGGCGGTAAACAGAAATCTAAATAAAATCGTGGTTCCTAACCCACGGTAAAAAAGGATTTGGAGGTTATCACTATGACAAAGGAAAATCTGTTGGAATGGGGCTTGACCGAGGAACAGGCCAATAAGGTCATGGAGGGCCTGAATGGTTCCTTCGTCACCAAAAGCCGCTTCAACGAGGTCAACACCGAACTGACCAACGCAAAGAACACGATCAAAGAGCGTGACACCCAACTTGAAACGCTGAAGAAGTCCACAGGTGACACCAAGGCGCTTCAGGATCAGATCACCCAGCTTCAGACCGACAACGCCAATCAGAAGAAGGCCCATGAAGCCGAAATGAAGGCGCTGAAGATCGGCAACGCCGTTGATATGGCATTGACCGGAGCCAAGGCCAAGAACAACACCGCTGTTAAGGCGCTGATGGCTGATTTTCTTGCCAAGGCTGAACTGGCCGATGATGGCACGGTGAAGGGCTTGGGTGACGAGATCAAGAAGCTGGTGGACGGTCAGGACACGGCTTTTCTGTTTGACACCAAGGCCCCTGATAAGAAGTTCAAGGGTGCCAAGCCCGGTGAAAAAAGTGATACACCCCCGGCCGGTGATGATCCTTCCAAAATGACCTATGATGAACTGTGTCAGTATTTGGAAGCCCACCCGGATGCAAAGTTGGACTAACCAACACCCCTACAAATCTTATTTTTAGAAAGGAAGTTTTGAACTATGCCTAACAACAAGTTTGATTCCAAGAGTTTCAATGCTGAAGCGTTCAAGTACATGGTGGCTCGTGTTCCCAACCTGAACATGAACGAAATCAAGAAATCCCGTGCATTGGCCGCAAACCCTGACATTCAGGAAGTGTTCAGCGGTCAGAACGGCACCGCCTACGCCCGTCTTGCCATGCGTGGCCTGATTGACGGTGATGCGGTGAACTATGACGGTTCTACCGACATTACCGCCACTTCCACCAAGACCTTTGAACAGGGCGTTGTGGTGGTTGGCCGTGCCAAGGCATGGAAAGAGCGTGATTTCTCCTATGATGTGACCGGTGGCGTTGATTTCATGGCGAATATCAGCGAACAGGTCGCACAGTACAAGGATGAACTGGATGAAGCCACCATTCTTTCCATCCTGAAGGGCATTTTTGCCATGTCCACCACCGATGCCAAGAACAAGGAATTTGTGGAGAAGCACACCACCACCGTTTCCGGTGCTATGACCGCCACCACCCTGAACACGGCGGCAAACAAGGCTTGCGGTGCGAACAAGAAGAAGTTCACTTTGGTTTTCTGCCATAGTGATGTTTCCACCGGCCTTGAAAACCTGAACCTGATCGAACGCCTGAAGTACACCGACAAGGACGGTATTCAGCGTGATTTGGAATTGGGTACTTGGAACGGCAAGCTGGTAATCGTCACCGATCAGATGCCCGTTTCTGAAGGCTATTTCGATGCCGATGCCAACACCACCGGCGCTTTGAAGATCGTTGCTTCTGGCACCCCCGCTGATGGCGAAATCCTTCTGTCCAAGGTCACGCCCTACTTCGGTTCCAAGACCCTTGCGGCCAATGATTATGTGGTTGCTGGTGTTCAGTACACCACCTACGCTATGGGTAACGGTGCCTTCTCTTATGAGGACATCGGCGTAAAGGTTCCCTATGAAATGGCCCGTGACCCCAAGACCAACGGCGGTGAGGATTTGCTGTATATGCGTCAGCGTAAGGTTTTCGCCCCCTTCGGCCTGTCCTATGAGAAGAAAACGCAGGCAAGCACCAGCCCCACGGCGGCTGAACTGGAAAACGGCGGCAACTGGACGCTGGTTCATTCCGGTGAAAGCACCGCAAGTCAGCGTTCTTACATCAACCACAAGGCCATTCCCATTGCCCGGATTCTTTCCCGTGGCTAAAGGCGGTGAACCCCGTTGCGTGATAAAGCGGTTGCAATGCTAACGGCCCTTGGCGTGGCGGGGGCCGCTGATGATCCGCTGTTGGATATTGCCTTGAACAATGTTCAATGGCGGATCAAAAACCTTTCCAACCTTTCCGAAATCCCGGAAGGGTTGGAAAGTCTGGCCGTTTCTATGGCTGTGGGCGAATACCTGAACATGAAGAAGTGTTCTGGACAGCTTGAAGGGTTTGATCTGGATGCGGCGGCGGTGAAATCCATTCAGGAAGGTGACACCAACATTACCTTTGCCCTTGGTGAAGGTAGTTCAACCCCTGAACAGAGGTTGAACAGCCTGATTGATTATCTGATCAACGGGCGCATTGGTGAAATCTACCGTTATAGGCGGTTGGTATGGTAAATAAAGCCGTGCGAACCGCTTTGGAACGGTTGTGGAAGGATCGGTGTTCTATCTTCATCCGTGAGGAAGTCACCGATCCTGTCACCCACCTGACGGATTCTGAAGAAAAGCCGCTTCTTCAGGATCAGCCGTGCAAGCTGTCTTTTGAAACATTAACTTCAACCAATGGGGATGAAGTGGCAACCGTCCAACAGGTGGTGAAGCTGTTCCTTTCCCCGGATGTGAAGGTTCCCGCAGGATGCAAAATCATTGTCACCCGTCCAAATGATGTGGAACGAACCTTCATCTATTCCCGTTCCGGTGAACCGGGCGTGTTTTCCAACCATCAAGAAATCATGCTTGAACCCTTCAGGGGGTGGGCCTGATGGGAAGATGGGGCCGATGTGATTACCGGGAATTGAAGAAGCTGGATGAACGCCTTCAACAGCTTTCGGAAGTTGACATGGATCGGCTTTGCCGGGATGCCGCCAAGAAGATTGCCCAAATCCTTCTGAATAAGGTGAAGAAAAGAACCCCCGTTGGTGTGGTTCCGCCGTATGCCACGGATGAAGCCAAGGAAGAATATTGGGCCGGGTATCGGGGCGGTTCCTTGCGTGATGCTTGGACGATCCTTCCCATTGAAAAACATGGGGATCAGTACACCGTGACTGTTATCAACAATTTGGAATATGCGTCTTATGTGGAATACGGCCACCGGCAAACACCGGGGCGCTATGTTCCCGCCTTGGGTAAAAGCCTGAAGGTAAGTTGGGTTCCGGGGAAATTGATGATGACTATTTCCGAACAGGAAGTAAAGGTTTTGGTTCCGTCCATTCTGAATGATATGTTGTATGAAGCCTTGAAGGGGGTGTTCAGTTGATCAATGAAATCATCAAAGGTGTTTCCATGAAGCTGAACGCCACCTTTGGAGCCGGGTATAAAATCTATCAGAATGATGTGGAACAGGGTTTCAAAGAACCCTGTTTTTTCATTGCCGTTCTGAAGCCCGACATTTCCCCGTTGCAGAAGAACCGGTTCATGAACCGGAACCCGCTGGATGTTCACTATTTCCCTACCAGCGGGAGGAACAACACCGAATTGTTCACGGTGGCCGGGGATTTGATGGAATGTTTGGAGTTCATCACCCTTCCCAATGGGGATGTGCTTCACGGAACTTCCATGAGTTATGAAGTTGAAGATGGGGTTCTTCACTTCTTCGTGAATTATAACCTGACGCTTCGCCGCCCGTCCGAGGAAACCCCGATGGAAACCTTGGATGTGGATGTGGAGCCAAAGAAAGGGTGATTGAATGGCTACCAGAAAGAAAGCCACCACCGCACAGGAACCGCCCATCACGGCCCCGGTGGTATTCCCCAAAGAACGGGTGCTGACCTTCAAGAGATACGCTGACCGGCGTGATCTTCTGTCTGTCCTTTTGAAAGATGGGAAGGAATACACCCATGATCAGATTGATGGGCTGATCAAAGACTTTATGAAAGGTAAGGTGAAATAATATGGCCCTTGGCGGCGGCACCTTCTTGGTGCAGAACAAGGTTCTGCCCGGTGCATATATCAACTTCATTTCTGTGGCGCAGGCAAGCGCCACCCTTTCTGACCGTGGCATTGTTACCATCCCCCTTGCTATGAATTGGGGGCCTGAAGGCAAGATTTTCACGGTGGAACAGGCTGACTTTATCAAGAACAGTCAGAAAATTTTCGGCTATGCGTACACGGCGGATGAACTGAAGCCTATGCGTGAAATCTTCCTTCACGCCAAAACCGTTCATTTCTTCCGCCTTGGCACCAGCGGCGTGAAGGCGGCTAACACCTACGCAACGGCCAAATACCCCGGCACCCGTGGTAATGATCTTCGTACCGTTATCACGGCGAATGAGAACACCACAGAACAGAAGCCGCTGTTCGATGTGGCAACCTTCTTGGGAACCGTTCAGGTTGATCTTCAGGAAGGTGTGGCCGCTATCACCGATCTGAAGGCCAATGCCTATGTGGATTGGAAGTCCAGCGGAACCCTTTCTTTGACCGCTTCCTTGCCCCTGACGGGCGGCACCAATGGCACCGTGGCCGATTCCGACTATCAGACCTATCTTGATCAGGCGGAAGCGTACACCTTCAATGCTATGGGTTGCACCGAGAGCAAGGCCACCATCACCGCCCTGTTTGCGGCCTTCGCAAAGCGGATGCGTGATGATGTGGGCAAGAAGTTTCAGGTGGTTCTTTTCCAGAAGTTGGCCGATTATGAAGGCGTTGTGAGCGTCAAGAACGGCCTGACTTCCGACAAGACTTCCACCGCCCTGATCCCTTGGGTTACGGGCGTGATCGGCGGAACAGCGGTCAATAAGAGCGCCACCAACATGACCTATGATGGTGAATATGATGTTGATACCGATTTCACGCAGACACAGCTTGAAAACGGTATCAGGGAAGGTTCCTTCATGTTCCATCGTGTGGATGAAGCGGTGTGTGTCCTGACTGACATTAACAGCTTCATTTCCATCACGGATGAAAAGTCCAGCGACTTTTCCAGCAACCAGACGATCCGAGTTTTGGATCAGATCGCCAATGATATTGCTGTTCTGTTCGGCAAGAAGTATCTTGGCAAGGTTCCCAATGATGCCGCTGGCCGGATTTCCCTTTGGAATGATATTGTGAAGCACCACACGGAACTTCAGGATATTCGGGCCATTGAGAACTTCAGCGGCGAAAATGTGACGGTTGAAAAGGGCGATACCAAGAAATCCGTGGTGGTTACTGACTATGTGACCCCCGTGAACGCTATGGAACAGCTTTATATGACCGTCTATGTTCAGTAAGGAGGTACAACCATCATGGCAGATAGAACCATCATGAACGCCAAGGATGCTGTTTCCGCTTCCTTGGCTGAATGTTTCGTGACCATCGGGGATAACCGTTACAACTTCATGCAGGCTATCAACCTTGAAGCCAACTTTAAGAAGAACAAAACGGAAGTTCCCATTTTGGGCAAGACCGGCAAGGGCAATAAGGCCACCGGCTGGAAGGGTACGGGTTCCGCCACCTTCCACTATAACACTTCCATCTTCCGTGAGCTGATGAAGCGTTATAAGGACACCGGCGAGGATGTCTATTTTGACATTCAGGTGACAAATGAAGATCCCACTTCTTCTGTGGGCCGTCAGACCGTGATCCTGAAGGATTGCAATATGGACGGCGGCTTGCTTGCCAAGTTTGACGCTGATGCGGAATACTTGGATGAAGATATGGACTTCACCTTTGAAGATTTCGAGATGCCCGAAACCTTCAGCCTTTTGGCCGGTATGCAGTAAGCAGAGCGCCCCGGCCTTACTTCGGTAGGGGCCGGGGCCTTTTTTCGTATCAAAATATAGGAGGAAAAAACAATGAGCCTGTCCGCTTTTTTGGCTGAAAACGCCGTTCCCGTTGAGAACATCAAGTTTGTTGCTTCCAAACGCTTCTTGGGTGAGGATGGCAACCCCATTCCTTGGGAGATCAAGACCATCACCGGCACCGAGGATGAAGCCCTTCGGAAGTCCTGTGCCAAGCGTGTTCCGGTTCCCGGCAAAAAGAACCAGTATCAGAAGGAAACCGACTATGATCTTTACCTTGGCAAGCTGGCCGTGGCTTGTACTGTGTTCCCCAATCTGAATGATAAGGAACTTCAGGACAGCTACAAGCTCATGGGCGCTGATGCCCTTCTGAAAACCATGCTGACCCCCGGCGAATATGCCGAATACCTGACCAAGATTCAGGAAGTGTGTGGTTTTGATACCACCATGCAGGATGAGGTTGATGAAGCAAAAAACTAATCTGTGAAGGTGATGGTGAAGCGAACATTGCTTACTATTGCCTTCACGAACTTCATTTGACACCTTCCGCCTTTTATGCTTTGCCCCGCCGTGAACGGGCCTTCATCATTGCGGCCATTGATGTTCGGGTGGAAGCTGAAAAGAAGAAGTAGAAGGAAATTGAACGAAAACAGCGCCGGGGCCGACACCATTAAGGCCCCGGCTATTCTCCAAGAAAGGTGGTGATCCCTGTGGGAACTATCCGAACCGCTATTGCCCTTTATGATGGTGTTACCAGCCCCCTTCAGAGTATGCACAAGGCTATGGGTGTTGTGCTGAACACCTTTGAATCCATGCAACAGGCTTCCGGTAGAGCCGTTGACACGGCGGCAATCCGGGAAGCCCGTGAAGAATGGGCGAAAGCGGGAACCGCCTTTGATGCTATTGAAGAAAATATCAGGAACGCCAACAACGAACAGCAGAATTTCAACAATTCCATCCGTGGGGGTAGCAATTCCGCCAACGGGCTTCTGTCCATCATCAAGAAAGTTGCCATTGCCGCTGGTGGTATCGCCGGGATCAATAAGGTGCTGAACATTTCGGATGAATTGGCAAGCACCAAAGCCCGGTTGAATTTGCTTGTGGATGATGGCGGTTCCGTTGAAGCCTTGGAACAGAAGATCATGGCTTCCGCCCAGCGTTCCCGATCCGCTTATTTTGACACCGCTTCCGCCGTTGCGAAACTTGGCCTGAACGCCGGTAACGCCTTCGGTGGCAATATGGATCAGGTCATTGCCTTCATGGAACAGGTGAACAAACAGTTTGTTATTGGCGGTGCTACGGCCCAAGAGCAGAGCAACGCCATGATCCAGCTTACACAGGCAATGGCGGCGGGTGCGCTTCGTGGTGAAGAACTGAACTCTATTCTGGACGGTGCGCCGGGTATCGCAAGAGCCATTGAAAAGTATATGGGGATTGCGGAAGGTTCCATTAAGACGGTTGCACAGGAAGGCAAGGTAACGGCTGAAGTGGTGAAGAACGCCATGTTTGCTATGGCGGACGAAACCAACGCAAAGTTCGATTCCATGCCCAAGACTTGGGCGCAGATTTGGGTTGATATGAAGAATCAGGCCCTTTCTATGTTTGCCCCGATCCTGACCAAAATCAACCAAATTGGAAACAGCACCAAGTTCCAGAAAGTGACCACCGGCCTGATCAATGGCCTTGCCGCTGTTGCGAATGTGGCTTCTTCGGCGCTGGATATTCTGATTGCCATTGCTTCTGTGTTCGTGGATAATTGGGGGATCATTCAGCCCCTTGTTTTGGGGATTGCGGCGGCAATGCTGTTGTATAACGGCTATCTGATTGCCAACAATGCAATCACCGCTATCAGCAATGCGCAGAAGGGCCTTGCGGCGGTTCAGGCGTACAAAGCCGCCGTTGCAAACACTACCCTTGCCGCTACCGAGAAGGCGGAAGCAATGGCAAAGGCAAGCGCCACAGCCGCCCAATACGGCTTCAATGCCGCTTTGCTGGCCTGTCCGCTGACTTGGATTCTATTGATCATCATTGCCGTGATTGCGGCCATTTATATGATTGTGGCGGCAATCAATAAGCTGACCGGTTCCACCATTTCCGCAACTGGAATTATCTGTGGTGTGGTAGCCGTGGCCGGTGCCTTTGTGCTGAACTGTGCCATTGGCGTTTTGAACGCTATCATTCAGGCCATTTGGACAATCTTTGTGGCCCCGTTCCTTGGAATCGTGGAATGGATTCTGAATGTGTGCAACGGCGGCTTCAACAGCTTTGGTGATGCCGTGGCAAACCTGATCGGTCAAATCATCGGGTGGTTCCTGAACCTTGGTAAAGTTGTAACCACCATCATTGATGCTATTTTTGGAACTGACTGGACTTCTGGCCTTGAAAGCCTTCAAAGTGCGGTTACTTCTTGGGGCAAAAATGAAAACGCAATCACCTTGGACAAAAACGCCCCCACCATCGACTATCGGGCCACCTATTCCGGGGCTTGGGATGCCGGGTATGACTTCGGCCAAGGGATTGATGATAAGATTGGCGGAATGTTTGATGCTTCCGGTTTGGATTCTATGGGGGCTTTCGATTTGAGCAACACCCTTGATGGAATCTATGGAAACACCGGTGACACCGCCGCCAACACAGCGGCCACCGCTGATGCCTTGGATATTGCTGAAGAAGATTTGGCCTATCTTCGTGACATTGCGGAGCGTGAAGCAATCAACCGGTTCACTACCGCTGAAATCAAGGTTGAACAGCACAATGAAAACCACATTTCCAAAGATGCTGATTTGGATGGGATCATGGATGCTTGGGCCAATGACTTTGCTGAAAAGCTGGAAGTTTCTGAAGAAGGGGTGCATGAGTAATGGCGTATAAACTGTATATGGCGGGAACGCTTATGCCCATCACCCCTTCCAAGGTGACGGTAAAGATCAACAACCAGAACAAGACCATGACCCTGATCAACGGGGAAGAAATCAACATTCTGAAGGCCGCTGGCCTTTCGGATGTGTCCTTTGAATTGGTTCTTCCCCAAGTGTCCTATCCCTTCAGTAACGGTGGGGCGCAAAGCGCCGCCTATTACCTGTCCTTGTTTGAACGGCTGAAGGTGAGCAAGACCCCGTTCCAATTCATTCTGAACCGGCAGAAGCCCGGTGGCGGGATGTTCCATTACACCAATTTGACCGTTGGCCTTGAAACCTATGAAATCACCGATGATGCCGGTGAAGGCTTTGATGTGAAGGTGAAGATCAACCTGAAACAGTACAGAGCCTATGGCACCAAGACCGTGACCGTGCAACCGGCCAAGACTTCCGGGGGAACCGCCACCGCAACGGTTAAGGCGGCACCCCGGCCCACCACAACGGCCCCGAAAGCCGCCACCTATACGGTGAAATCCGGTGATTGCCTTTGGAACATTGCCAAGAAGCAGTTGGGCAACGGGGCCGATTACACGAAAATCTATAATCTGAACAAGGACAAAATCAAGAACCCGAACCTGATCTATCCCGGTCAGGTTCTTACTTTGCCTTCCTGAAAGGGGTGATTCCGTTTGGCAGTTGAATTGTTCATCCAGCATAACAGCACCATTCAATTCCCTGTTGTCGAGGAAGGCGCACGGCTGACCTTGGAACGCAAGGGAACCCCCGGCAAGTTGGAGTTCACCGTTGTCAAGGGGCCGGGGCTGAACTTTGCTGAAGGTGATCCGGTGAAGCTGACTGTGAACGGAACCGCCATGTTCTATGGCTTTGTGTTCAAGAAGAAGCGTGACAAGGGCGGCACCATTGATGTTGTGGCCTATGATCAGTTGCGCTATCTGAAGAACAAGGACACCATCACGGAAGAAGGGCTGAAGGCTTCTGACCTTCTGAAGCGCATTGCAACAGATTTCCGGTTGAACCTTGGCACGGTGGAAGATACCGGTTATACCCTTGAAACCATCGTGGAAGAAAACCAAACCCTGTTTGATATGATCCAGAGCGCCCTTGATGAAACCCTGATGAATACCAAACAGCTTTATGTTCTATATGACGATGCCGGGAAGCTGACCCTGAAGAACATCAATACCATGAAGCTGAACCTTCTGATTGATGAAGAAACCGGGGAAAACTTCAGCTATGAATCCAGTATTGATGAACAGACCTATAACAAGATCAAGCTGGCCTATAACGATGAAAAAACCGGTAAGCGGGAATTGTTCATTGCACAGGACGGGGCGAAAATGAACCAATGGGGTGTTCTTCAGTATTTTGAAGAAGTTCAGACCAAAACGGGCGCTTCCGCCAAGGCGGATGCCCTGTTGAAGCTGTACGATCAGAAAACCCGCAAGCTGACCATTCAGAACGCTTTCGGTGATGTGCGGGTTCGTGCTGGAAGCGCCGTGGTGGTGGCCCTGAACCTTGGCGATATTGTCACCAACAATTACATGGTGGTGAACAAAGTCACCCATACCTTCAGGGGCGATGAACACATGATGGAACTTGACCTGATCGGGGGTGAATTTATTGCCTAATCCTGTTGAAGTGGTAAAACGGGCGGCGGTGGAAGCTGTGGAAGCCGGGAAACCGGTGAACATCCTGTTTGGAACTGTCCTTTCCGCTTCACCCTTGAAAATTCAGGTGGATCAGAAATCCATCTACACTTCCAAAATGCTGATCCTGACCCGGAATGTGACTGATTTTGAAGTTGATATGACGGTGAACCACAGCACCGAGGACAAAGGCGGTGGTTCCGGTGCGGCGGCTTATGAAGCCCACAAACACGCCTATGTTGGCAAGAAAACCTTCAAGGTTCACAATGCTTTGAAGGCCGGTGAAAAGGTGCTTCTGATCCGGGTTCAGCAAGGAAAGAAATTCGTGGTTATTGACCGAGTAAAGGGGGCTTGATGATGATTCCGCAAGTGCAGGATGATATTAAACAGGATTTCACCATTGAAACCCTTCCAAGCCGTACTTTCAGGATGAACCACAACAACCTGACCATCATCGGCACCATTGATGAAATCCAAGCTGTGGAACAGGCGGTTTTTCTGATCCTGAACACAGAACGCTATGAATGGTTGATCCATTCTTGGGATTATGGGGTTGAACTTCATAATCTGATCGGGAAAGATGTGGAATACTGTATTCCCGAAATTGAACGCCGGGTTCGTGAAGCCTTGCTTCAGGATGATAGGATCACGGCGGTTCAGAACTTTGAATTTACGGTGAACAAAAAGAAAGTGCTGACTACCTTCACGGTGGTCAGCATTTTTGGCGAAATCAATGCAGAATTGGGGGTTGAAATCTGATGTATGAAGCACAGACCTATGAAGCAATCCTTTCCCGGATGCTTCAGAAGGCGCTTTCCATCAATGGCAATTTGGACACCCGTGAAGGTTCGTTGGTTTGGTGCGGTGATGCCCCCGCCGCCGTGGAATTGCAGAACCTTTATATTGCCCTTGATACGGTGCTGAATGAAACCTTTGCAGACACCGCAACCCGCCCTTATCTCATTTTGAGGGCGGCAGAAAGGGGGCTGAAACCGCAACCGGCAAGCCCCGCCGTGTTGCAGTTGAGCATTACACCAACCACCTTGCACCTTCCCATGAACACCCGCTTTTCCATTGGAGAACTGAACTATTATGTTTCGGCTGACCGTGGAAGTGGTAAATATGAAATCACCTGTGAAACCGCTGGTGAAGCCGGTAATGACTACACCGGAACGGTGATTCCCATTGAGTATGTGGACGGGCTTGAAACCTGTTCCATTTCCGCCGTGGTGATCCCCGGTGAGGATGAAGAAGATACCGAGGTTTTCAGACAGCGTTACATGGATAGCCTGAACGCCCAAGCCTTCGGCGGCAACCGTGCGGATTATCTGGAAAAGGTGAACGCCATTCCCGGCGTGGGCGGTGTGAAGGTATATCGGGTTTGGAACAGCGATTTGAACCCGGCCAAGCTGATCCCGCCCACGGGAACCGACACTTGGATCAGCGGCCTTTCCGGTGTGTCCGAGGAAATCAAGGCGTGGTTGAATGCCGTGTATGCGGCGGGAGCCAATAGCAAGCTGACCGTGGGCGGAACCGTGAAGCTGGTGATCATCAACAGTTCCTTCAAGAAGCCTTCTGAAGCCCTTGTGGATCAGGTGCAGACCGCAGTTGACCCCCTTCAGAACGCCGGTGAAGGTGTGGGCATTGCCCCCATCGGCCATGTGGTGAGGGTTGAAGGCGTGGGTGAAGATACCATCAACCTTTCCTTCGATCTGTACTATCAGCGGGAATGGAGTTGGGATGATGTTTCCGCCTATGTCACGGAAGCAATCAACGGTTACTTCTTGGAACTGGCCCAAAGTTGGGCAGACCAGAATGAAGCCCTTGTGGTTCGTATCAGTCAGGTGGAAAGCCGCCTGTTGGGGATCACCGGTATTCTGGATATTGCCAACACCAAGATCAACGGTGAAGCGGCGAACTGTACCCTGACCCTTGACCACATCCCGGTTTTGGGAACCATTGAGCCGGGAACCATCGTGATCAACGGATAAGGGGGCCGGGAGCATGGAACGCAAACTGATTGATTATCTTCCCTATGTCATTCGTGATTATGCGGAGTTTCAGGGGATCATGGGGAGCGAACAGCCGGAAATTGAAAAGGCGTGGAATACCACGGATGATCTTCTTGATAATCAGTTCATTCCCACCGCTGGAAACATGGGCCTTTCCCGGTGGGAAAAGATTTTGGGGATCACCCCCAAAGGCACGGACAGTCTTGAAGATCGCCGGTTCCGTATTCTGACCCGGATCAATGAAGAACTTCCGTACACCTTGCCCCAGCTTCGGAACATCCTTGAAACGCTGTGCGGGAAGGGTAACTATTCCGCTGATGTGGAAGAAGGCACCTATCAGCTTCTTGTGAAAATCGGGTTGGCCGCAAAGAACAACTTCAATGATGTTGAATCTTTGCTGAACCGGGTTGTTCCCCAAAACATGGTTGTGACCTTGCTTCAGCTTTATAACACCCATGCGGAACTTGGGCGGTTCACCCATGCCCAGCTTGCCGCCTATACCCATAATCAGTTGAGAAACGAGGTTTTGAAGAATGGCGAATAAAACAACCAACTACAAGCTGACTAAACCCCTTGAATCTGAATTTTATGATGTAGGGGTTCAGAATGAAAACATGGATAAGATTGATACCCAAATGAAGGCCAATGCGGATGCCGTTGAAGCCCTTCAGAAAGGTCAATCCGGGAAGGCTGATCTGGTGGATGGTAAGGTTCCCGCCGAACAGCTTCCCAACATGAACTATGATCCCAAAGGTACGGCCCAAAACAAGGTGAGCGAACACAACCTTGATCAGACCGCCCACCCGTATCTGTTGAACCAGATCGGAACCTGTGTGGAAGCCGCACAGAACGCACAGGATGCCGCAAATGCGGCCTTGGATGCTGTGTCCGGTATCGTCTATACCATCAATGTTCTTCCTTCGCAGAATGGCACCCTGACCTATAACGGACAGGCCCAAAGTCCTTCTTGGAACGCTTATAACCCCGATGCGCTGACCTTGGGCGGCGTGACCACCGGCACCAATGCGGGAACCTACACGGCCACTTTCACACCCAAGGGGCGGTATAAGTGGGCAGACGGTACGCAGACCGCCAAGGAAGTGACTTGGACGATTAACGCCGCCACCATGACGATCCCCACGCAGAGCAACAGCCTTACTTATACCGGTTCGGCCCAAAGCCCCACTTGGAACAACTATGACAGCGGGAAAATGACGCTTGGAGGAACCACCAGCGGCACGAACGCCGGTTCCTACAATGCCACCTTCACGCCGAAAACGAACTACAAGTGGGCTGATGGAAGCACCGGGGCCAAAACGGTTGCTTGGAGCATTGCCAAGGCCGCTGGTAGTTTGTCTTTGAATAAGACTTCCATCAAACTGACCGTCGCAAAGACCACGGACACCATCACCGTGGCAAGGTCGGGTGATGGTAAGATTACGGCCACTTCCAGCGCCCCCACGGTGGCTTCTGTGAGCGTTTCCGGTTCGGTGGTAACTGTTACCGCCAAAGCCAAAGGAAGCGCCACAATCACCGTCAGCGTGGGCGCTGGCACCAACCACACGGCCCCGGCCAATAAGACCTGTTCCGTTGAAGTGACATTGCCCACCAAGGTTCTGAACGATAACAGTTGGGCAACCATCCGGGAAGTCAGTTCCGCAGGTTTGGGGGCCAACTATTGGGCCGTTGGTGGTGTGAAGGAAATCAAGATCAATGGTAAGGTGGGTAACACCACCTTTTCCAATTTGGCGGTCAATGTTTTCATTTTGGGGTTCAATCACAATTCGGCCCGTGAAGGCGGGAATAAGATCCATTTTCAGATCGGAAAAATTGGGAGTGCCGCTGTTGCCCTGTGTGACAGCAAATACAATACTAATATTTCCGGCACAGGTTATTTCAGTTGGAACACCAGCAACACGAACAGCGGTGGCTGGAACGCTTGCTATAAGCGGAAAACCCTTTATGGCAATGATGGAACCCCCACAAGCCCCTTGGCAAACAGTTTGATGGCGGCGCTTCCGTCTGACCTTCGTGCTGTGATGCAACCCGTGACCAAGTACACCGATAACACGGGCAATGCAAGCAACAGTTCCGGTAATGTTACAACTACTACCGATTACCTGTTTGATCTTTCCGAGTTTGAAGTCTTTGGTACGAGAAGCTATGCCAACCAGTATGAACAGAACTATCAGGCCCAATATGATTATTACAAAGCTGGTAACACCAAGATTGCAAATAATCATACCGCCGTCACCACGGCGGTTTGGTGGGGCCTTCGTTCCCCTAATTACGGTACCGGCAACCGTTTCGTTGTCGTCTGGACGGATGGCGGCGGCAACTATAACATTGCCTATAGTTCTGGTGGGTTGCGGCCCGGCTTTGCCGCCTAATCCCCCGCAGGATGATCCCGCCCCCATCCCGCCGCCGAAAGGCGGCGGTTCCGGGAGGGAACCCCAAATAAAAATAATAATGGCGGCGTAAGCCGCCCGACGATTTTTTGAAAATGGGGGTTTTCCGGCAAAGTGCTATCATTTGACTGTCTTTTGAGTGCATACACCGGACAAAATCAGCCATACAATATCCATAAGCCTGTTTGAAGGGGGTATTGTATGGCAACAAACAAGCGTGTTTTCACCTTGCGCCTATCTGATGAAGTCTTTGACAAGATCGGGGCGCTTGCAACCCGTGAACACCGATCCATTACCAATTACATTGAATTTGTTCTTCTGAAACACTTGGAAGAAGTGGAAAAGGCGAAAGGAACGATCAATGTCGATAATTCACCCAAAGGGGTATAACTGAAAATGTCTGTCCTGAAGCAAAAGAGAACCACAAGCAAGGCCGAGTTCATCAACACGGCCAATCAGATTTATGTTGAAACCCTGAACTTCCTGACCCGTCTTTCAGCCCGGTATTCCCGGTTGATTGCGGAGCCGGTGGCAAAGCTGGCCGGTGAGATCATCGACCATGCGGAGAAGGCCAACAGTATCTTTCCTTCGGACAACCAGCGCATTGAAATGAGGAAGGCCCATCTTCTTGAAGCACGGGCTTCCCTGATGGCGCTGGATGTTCGCTTGACCCATGTTTACCTGATTCTGAACCAGAACCCGGAAGGGGCCTTCACCACTTCCAAGGGGAATCCGGTGAAGTCACAGGATGCAATGGAAAAGCTGGATAAGATGGCCCAAAACTTGGGTGAACTGATCGACAAAGAAAACGAACTTCTGAAAGGAGCAATCAAAAATGTAACAGCAAAACAGAAATGATTTCCTATTAGGTGCGTGACTGTTAATGTGTCCTCTGGCGGTTTGGTGGGGCCTTCGTTCCCCTAATTACAATAACAACAACAATTTCGTTATCGTCTGGACGGATGGCAACAACAACAATAACAATGCCAATAATTCTGGTGGGTTGCGGCCCGGATTTTGCAGATATACACGGTCAAATGTAGTAACAGAAGGCAAACGGCTTTTCAGGTGAAAGACGACCGATGTAAAAGGAGTTGCGCTTCCTTGGGTGTAAATCCCTAAAACTGCCCTTTGATGCCCTTACACGGACGCTTCTTGCATGGTGGGTAATTGTGCCTTATCCCATTTCATGTGTGAGAGCAAAGCAATTTAGACGGCACCCTACAAGATATTTGTACGAGGGGCGAATACTTTTATTATGACAAGCCAAGAACGGCATGAAGCAAGGTTCCAGCGCCGCAAAGCAAAGCGGTTGGAACAAAAACAGGCCCGGTGTGATAGCCTTGGGCCAACGAATAAAATATTTTCCTATCGGAAGATGTTCTTCTACGGGAAAAAGTGCTGTAACGGGGTACGGTGGAAGCAAAGTGTTCAAAACTTTGAAGGCCACCTGTTTTCTGGTACGGCAACACGGCGGCGAACGGTGTTGGAACAGACTTGGAAGCCCAAATCCTGTTCCCATTTCACCCTTCGGGAACGGGGAAAAATCCGCCCGATAGATGCCCCGCACATTACGGATCGACAAATCCACAAAACCCTGTGTAATGAAGTCCTGATCCCGTTGTATTCACCTTCCATGATCTATGACAACGGAGCAAGCCAAAAGGGAAAGGGCCTTCATTGGCAGTTCAAACGGATCAAACAACAGCTTGGATGGCATTACCGGCGTTATGGCCGGGAAGGTGCTGTGTTGCTGTTGGATTTGAAAGGGTTCTTTCCAAATGCTTCCCATGCCCTGTTATATCAGCGGCACCGGGAATTGATTTTGAATCCTGAACTTCAAAACTTGGCTGATACTGTGATTCAATATTCCCCATGCCCGACACCGGGCCGGGGCTTGCCTTTGGGCGTGGAGCCTTCCCAACAGGAAATGGTGGCGTTACCAAGCAAAATTGACCAATGGATCAAGTGTCAGGCCCGTGTTCATTGCGCCGGTCATTACATGGATGATTACTATGCTTTCTTTCCCACGGTGGATGAAGCAAAGCTGATGGGCCATGAAATTGTAAGGCGTTTTGAAGCCGCTGGAATCCGAGTGAACAAGCGCAAGTGTAAGGTGATCCCGCTTACAAAGCCGTTCCGGTTCTGCAAAGCCCGGTTCACACTTACCGAAACCGGCAAGATCAAGGTGAATGGAAGCCGGGATGGAGTGAAACGGGCAAGGCGAAAACTGAAGCTGTTTCACAGGGAGTTCAAAGAGGGAAAACGATCCTTCTTTGACATAGAACAATACATGGAATGCCAAAGCGCCTATTACCGGAACTTCAACGATCATGGCCGGTTGTTGCGGTTGCGGCGGCTTTACCATGCAATCTTTTTCGGAGGTGGACAATGTTTAGAATCATCAAAGCCGGGGCCGGTATCGGCCTGACCGAGAACCTGAACTACATCAAGAAAGCCGAAAATGGTTGCTGCATCCTTTGCCCGGAGCATGACGCTTCGGGCATTGTTTTTGAGGGTGTGGCTTACCATTTGTTGGGCCGTGCCGCTATGGACGAACTGGAAACCGTGAGTTTGGAGGAAACGGACGCAGGAACCGAGATCACCAAAGCCACAGAAGCCGGTGGAATCGTCTTTGTGACCTTGGCGGAAGCCGGGAGCATTGACGCTGAAACGGCGGCGGAACACGCTGATTTGTTCGCTGAATGGGCTTTCCCTGTTGGCTACACGGTGGGGCAGATTCGCCGGTATAACGGAACCCTTTACAAGTGCGTTCAGGCCCATACTTCCCAAGCGGATTGGACACCGGACACGGCTTCCAGCCTGTGGAGCAAAACGAGTGATCCCGCTGAAGAATGGCCCGAATGGAGCCAACCGGTGGGAGCGCATGACGCTTATTCCAAGGGGGCAAAGGTGAGCCATAAGGAAAAGCATTGGATTTCCACGGTGGATTCCAATGTGTGGGAACCCGGTGTGTACGGGTGGGAGGAAAGCACGGATGGAGTATAAAACCTATGTTTGCCGTAAACGGGCAAGGTTCAAGGCGATTTGCGGACAAGTGAACATTCCGTATGGAACCACCCTGAATGGTCAGGGTGGTTTTCTGATCCTGAATGATCTTCCGGTGTGTTCGGCCACCAGCCAAAACGCCTATGACTTCTTCACACAGAATGATGATGGCATGGGGCAGGAACGGGGCGAACTGTTGAACCGGATCATTCCCAAGCTGGAAAAGCGTGATGCCGGGTATCAGGCCCGGTGGGGGAAGATTTGGGAAGATGCCCTTTGTCAGAAGTACAAGCGCCCGGATCAGGAAGAACATTGGATTTGGAACTTCGACTTCTACAACGGCCCTGTTGAGGATTTGCGCTATATTGCCGCCCTGATCGGGGCCTGATAGGAGGGAAAAGCCATGACGATTTATCAGGTGTTGTGCTTGATTGGTGTTCCCGCCTTGATTTTGGCAGTATTCAAATACCTGTGGAGCCAAATCAAGCATAACACCGAGGATTCCAAGGCTTTGAAGGCCGGTATTCAGGCCCTTCTTCGGGCGCAGATGATCAGCGATTTCAATAAGTATTCCGAAAAAGGCTATGCCCCAATCTATGCACGGGATAATTTTGAAAATTGCTGGAAGCAGTATCATTCTTTGGGGGTGAATGGGGTGATGGACGATCTTCACAGAAAATTCTTGGAGTTGTCCACCGATCCCCCGGAAGAATGAGCAGACGAACCAAAAAGCCAAAGCGTGAGTTTTCCAAGCTGATCCTGTATGTGGTGGGGGCCGTAACCGTTGGGGTTACGGCCTTCACCCTTATCATGGTTTGGAAAACTGAAAACCTTGAACCGCTGGCCTATTTGATCCCCGCCATATTTGCTGAATTGGCAACCGCAACCGGGTTTTACTATTCCAAAGCCAAAGCCGAAAACCGGATCAAACTTCGGAAGTTGTATGGCCCGGAAATCTATAACGATGCAAAGGAGATTTGAAACCATGCTGAACGCTGTTTTGAACAATCTGATCAATATTGGGTGGGCTATGCTGATCTTCCTGTGTGCGTACCTGTCCAATGTTGCTTTTTCCCTTTACTACAACATCAAGGTTTTGCTTCAGCCCTTTGACAGACAGAAAATGATCAATTCCGGGCTGAAGGTTGTCACCTTCGTTGTGGGCCTGACCTTGCTTTGTGTAGCAATCACCACCCTTCCGATTTATGCGGATCAGCTTGGGTGGGCAATCCCGGAAGAATACACAGAAATTTTTGCTGATTTGGTTATTGTGGGCGCTGTGCTGATGGTGTCTTGTAAGTATATCACAGAAGCCTTCACCAAGTTCAGGGCCATTCTTCAGGTGAAAGGAGATACAGAAAATGAGTAATTCCCCCCTTGCAACCTATACCCGGATCACGAAAAACAAAACCAGCCCCCGGAACCATGCCATTGACACCATCACGATTCATTGTATCGTTGGGCAATGGACAGCAAAACAGGGGTGTGATTATTTCGCCACCACAGACCGGCAATGTTCCGCCAACTATGTTGTTGGTAAGGATGGTTCCATTGGCCTTTCCGTGGATGAAAAGGATCGTTCTTGGTGTTCCAGCAACGGCACCAATGACAACCGGGCAATCACCATTGAAGTTGCTTCCGACACCACCCACCCTTACGCCGTCACCGCCAAGGCTTATGCGGCCCTGTTGGATTTGGTAACGGATATTTGCAAGCGCAACGGGATCAAGAAGTTGGTGTGGAGTACGAACAAGAATGACCGTGTGAATCATCGGAACGGATGCAACATGACCGTTCATCGTGACTTCGCCAACAAAGCCTGTCCGGGGGAATATCTTTATTCCAGACACGGGGAGATTGCCGCAGAAGTTAACAGAAGGCTTCAGGGCGCTTCCAATGGTGGTGGGGTAGTAGTTACACCCCCCAGCGCAGAAAAGCCCACAGGCGGCACCACAGGGGCCACCGTGACCCCTTACCATGTGCGGGTGAAGATCACCAACCTGAATATCCGTAAAGGCCCCGGCACAAACTACGGTGCAACCGGCTACATCCAGCCCGGTATTTATACCATCGTGGCTGAAAGCACCGGCAAAGGTGCGGCCAAGTGGGGCAAACTGAAAAGCGGTGCCGGGTGGATTTCCCTTGACTACGCCACCAAAACCTGACCATGAGAAAGGCCCTTCCGGTTCAAGCTGGAAGGGCCTTTTTTGCGTGTTTCTACTATGTTACTAATGACCCCGATTTCACCGAACTTCAAAGGGCTGAAATGTTCAGTATTTGGGTGCTTCAGAGCGTTGCAGAGTAGAAATATTTATGGTATAATAAAAACAGACGAACCCCGAACCCCTGAAAAATCAAGGGTTCGGGGTTTTCTTGTTACTAATGTGTGCATAGTTCAGCGTTCAGCGGCCTAAAATGTTCACCGGTTTGAACCCTATGGAATCAGTTCCACGGTGGCCTTCAGTTCGTCCAAAGTCTTGTGATTATAGACCCGGTTTCCCGTGTCCTTGGACACATGGCCCATGAGCAAATCAATACATTTTCGGTTGGCCCCGGCGCTATCCAATTTGGTTTCAAAGGTGTGGCGGCATTCGTGCGGGGTATGATTCAGCTTCAGGGCCTTCATAATATCCGCCCAAAATATCCGGTATTGGGTTTGATTGCAAACCTTCCCGTTGTAGCTAATCAGCCGGGGGCCACCTTCAGCAAGCCGCCGTTCAATCAAGGGCCTGATCTTTGGATGGATGGGAACAATGCGGTTCTTACCGGCTTTTGTTTTGGTGCCGCCCTTCATCGTGCCTTCCTTCAAGTCTATATCTTCAGGTTTCAGGTTCAGAAATTCAGAGATACGCCACCCGGAATATAGCAAGATCAAAACCGTATCAACCCAAGGATCAGACTGATGTTCCCACACCGTTTTGATTTCATCGTTGGTGAACGGAAGGCGGCTGGTGGGCGGTATTGGATCAGAAGTCAGAAGTTCGGAGAAGCACCGGTTTATTATATCCATTTCAAGGGCGAACCGGTCAAGGTGGCCCCACAGGTTCTTGATGGCCGCTTGGGTGCTATACCCTTTCCCACAACCATCAATAGTTTCTTGCATTTGGTAGGATCGCAGTTGTTTATAAGGCTTGTTCACATACGCTGAACAATGCTTAAACGCTGAACAGAGGGAAGAACGGTTGGATTCCCCCAGCTTCGGGGCCTTCTTTTCTTTCCAGAGGTCAAAAAGCTGTTGAAGGGTGATCTTGGCCCGGTCAACATCCCAAGGATCACGGTTGTATTCAGCAAGCATGATGTTTCCGGCTTCACGGGTTTCAGCATAGCCGATAATGTCATAGATGGGATGGCCTTTGTCATTCCAACCTATGGTTTTCTTCACAATGTATGGGCGGCGGCGTTGGCCTGATAGCTTTGCAACCGTTCCATACCCGTTTGGATTTCGCATTATATCACCTGAACTTTCAAAATTGGGTATGGCAAAGCTAAACCCCATGTGATATAATGTTCAAAGGCGTTTGAAACATTAACTTCAAAAGGGTTTGTTTCGCCTGACCGCTTCCGGTGTGCAAGACCGGGGGCGGTCATTTTTTTTGTATCTGTTCCGTATCTGTTCCATCAAAAAGCCTTGAACTGTGGAGGTTTTGAGGAACGGAACAGATGGTACAGATGCTATATTACTTCAAAGAATAGAGAAAAAAATATAAAAGAAAAAGAGTATATAGGGAACCGGCGTTTTATCTGTACCATCTGTTCCAAAACCTTGATTTACCTGTGTTTTTAGGCTTCAGGCGGTGGAACAGATGTGGACAGATCAAGTTTGTCAAGTTCACCTTTGACCTGTTCCAGAACTTCAGGATATTCAGAATCAGGGTTCATGGAATATTGATCTTCGTATTCTTTCAGGGTGTTCAGATACCGGTTCCAATGGGTGGCTTTAGCCTTTGCGGTTTTCAGTTCATCAATCTTGGCTTTCTGATCGGAATAGGAATCCAACAAAACCCGTTCTTTCTGATTATCAGCCGCCTTGAAGAAAGAAGCTGGAAGATCAGATGTGTAAGGGATGATCCCGGCCTTGGCCGCTTGATCCACCGTCAGGGCTATTTGCATACCATATTCATAGCGGGAAAAGAATGTTTCAAGGTTCTTCGTCTTTTCAAAGATGTTCAAACAATCTTGAACAATCCGCACATGGTTTTTGGCTTCTGCTACGGTGTAGGCCCCCGGCATGGATTTAATAGCCCGTTCCGGGTTTAGATTGGAATGAACCTGAACGGTGGGTTCTGTTTTGGGTGGGGCCTTCTGTTTTGGCTTTCTTTTTCGCAGAAGTAGGAACAGGAAGAACCCCATAATGACATCCATTATGATGAACACGGGGCGGAGTTCTGGCGCTTCTGTAAAAAACATGATTGTGTAGACGATAAACCCGAAACTGAAAAAGAAGATTCCAAAGCCTTTCAAGAACTTCTTCACCGAATCACCTTCTATCTAATATCGCTTTGGAAGGCTACGGCTTTTCCAAGAATTCTGATATGGTTCAGTTCTTCACCGGTATAAATCAAATCTTCATATTTAGAGTTTTCGGCCTTCAGAATCAGCAAGTTCTTTTCAGGATAATAGTTCACCCGTTTCAAAGTAGCTTCATCATCAATGATAACGGCGGCAATTTCACCATCATCAACCATATCCTGTTGCTGGATGAACACAATATCACCATCATAGATTCTGGCCCCAATCATGGAATCACCCCTTGCCCGTAAGCAAAAGTCAGCCTGAATACCGGCCCCAGCTTCCACATATAGTTCCTTTTCTTCGTTGGCAACAATGGGTTTGCCACAAGCAATATCCCCCAACAGCGGGAAACGCTTGGTTTCAATGGGAAAAAGATTATCAAAGAACTTCAGTTTTTCAGCGTCAAGTTTCTGATTTGGTTCATTCCATCCCATGATATAGGCCGGTGTAGTATCTAATGCGTCAGCAATAGCCTTGATTTTAGATTGAGTAAGGTTACGCTGATCAAGTTCAATCTTATTTATTGAAGAACGGGATTTGTACCCTAATCTTTTACCAAGTTCATCTTGGGATAAACCAAGTTCTTCCCGGCGATTGCGAATTCTGCTTCCTATTGTGGACAAGTGAATGACCCCCTTTCTGTTACTAATTATACGGCGCTGTTGGCGGCTTGTCAACATATTTTTAGCTTTTTCAAAAAAGATGTTGACATTCTTCCTACATCGTGGTAGTATGTGAGTGTAGACAAGATGCCTACCGATTTTGAAGAAAGGGGTGATTGCCGTATGACCAACACAGAGCTGTTGCGTGAGAAGATCGACCAGTCCGGTTATAAACTTCGGTTTATTGCCAAGAAGATTGGAATTACCTATCAGGGCCTTTTGAATAAGATCAATAACCGTAGTGAATTTCGGGCCAATGAGATTCAGGCTTTGTATGATCTTCTTGGCCTGACGGAAGAAGAACGAGTGGCGATTTTTTTTGCCTGTTAAGTAGGCAAAAAGTCTACAAATGGAGTAAGAACTATGAATGAAGTCAGTTTGAAACCGGTCATTGATGAACTTGAAACCTTGTTTTCAAAGTTCAACAAAGCCTTCTTTGAAGGGAAGCTGGAAAAGCCTGTGATCACCGTTTCCCCGGATCATACCCGTGGGGCCTATGGGTGGTGTACCGGTTGGAAGGCGTGGCAAGACGGCACCAAGGAAGGCGGCTATTACGAAATCAACCTGTGCGCCGAATACCTGAACCGCCCCTTTGAAGAAACCTGTGGAACCTTGCTTCACGAAATGGTTCACCTTCAGAACCTTCAGGACAATGTTCAAGACACTTCCCGTTCTGGTTCCTACCACAACCGGAAGTTCAAGGAAACCGCTGAAGCCCACGGGCTGACCGTGGAGAAAGGCGAAAAGTACGGATGGCACAAAACCACCCTGAACCCGCAAGCTGAAGCCTTTGTGAAATCCATTGGCAAGTCCGGGTTCTGTCTGGTTCGGCCCCGTACCAATCCGCTGAAGGGTTCCCGAAAGGGGGGGGGGATCAAGTTCCCGTAAGTATGTTTGCCCCTGTTGCGGAACCATCATCCGGGCCACCAAGGAAGTTCATGTTCTTTGCGGAGAATGTGAAGTGGCCTTTGAAGAACAGGAGTGATAACCAATGAATGAAATAAACCCGAAACCCGAATATTGGGTTCTATCCCTTTCGGGTGGTAAGGATTCCACCGCCCTTGGCCTTGAATGGCTGGCCCGACACAAGACCGATCCTGTCACATATCCCCTTCATGAAGTGGTGTACTGTGACACTGGAATGGAGTTCCCGGCAATGGTTGAGCATATCAACAGCCTTGAACAGATTTTCACCGGAGCCGGGATCAGGTTCACAAGGCTGAAAAGTGAAAAATCCTTTGAATACCTGATGTTTGAGTATCAGCCCAAGAAAAAGAACCCTGAACTTCAGCATTTGAAGGGAAAAAGTTGGCCCACTTCAAAAGTTCGTTGGTGTACTGGCGAACTAAAACAAAAGGTTGTTTCCCGCTATTTTAAGCAACTTCGGAAGCAAAAGACTGTGATTCAGCTTGTGGCCCTTGCCGCTGATGAAGAATACCGGCTTGAACGGAAAAACAACCAAGACCCTAACCACCGCCACCCTTTAATTGGTTGGGGTTGGACTGAAGCGGATTGCCTGAAGTATTGCTATGAAGCCGGGTTTAATTGGGGTGGGCTATATGAATTGTTTCGCCGCCCGTCTTGTTGGTGTTGTCCACTTCAGCCATTGGATGAACTTCGGAAGTTACGAAAACACTTCCCTGATTTGTGGGCAAAGTTGTTGGATATGGAACACCGTACTTGGAATACATTCAAAGAATTTTATACGGTTGATCAACTGGAAATCCGCTTTGCTTTTGAAGATGAACGACTTGCCGCTGGCCTTCCGATCAACCGAACCCGTGAATTTATGACCGAACTTCGGAAACGGCTTGCAGAAGCCGAACCACAAAAATGAAAGGAGTACGCACAATGACCACCTTTGCAGAGCGTTTGAAGAACGCTATGGAACAGGCCAACATGAGCCAATCCACCCTGTCTGAACAGGCCGGGGCTTCCAAGGCCGCTATCAGCCAATACCTTTCCGGGAAGAACACCCCCGGCCCTGACCGTATCAAGGCCCTTGCCGATGCAACCGGCGTTTCCTTTGATTACCTGATGGGTTATGGAGCCGCCCCGGTTGCGGAACCGCCCATCAAGAAGATCAGCGTGAAGGAAGCCGCCCGGTGCATGGGAAAATCTGATCAGTTCGTCAGAATCGGCCTTCAGCGTGGCCTTCTTCCCTTCGGGAACGCTGTTCCCGGAACCGGCGCTTGCTGGAATTACTACATCAACCCCACCAAGTTCCGTGATTATGTGGGTGCTGATCAGTTCAATTCCTTCTTCGGCCTTACGGCCTGAAAGGGGAACACCGATGGATAACACCCGTGATGAACTGTTGGATTTGATCAGGAACGCCACCAACATTGATATGATTTGCTTCTTCGCCATTATCTATGTGGTTGCGCCCGATTCCCCCCCCTATATGCCTAACGCCACCCGTGGCGAACTGAAGAAGGCAATTAAGCAGTTGCGGAGCGCCCAGCATAGGCCGGATTGCCCCGCTGAAATGTCTGAAGGCTTTGAAACGGCGATTCAGTACATCCGCCGTGAATGGCTTCATCGATGAAAGGATGGTTTATATGCTTCAGATCGGAATGATCGTTAAAATCTTGCCCGATGCGGAATACAGCGGCAAGTTCACCGGCTATATCGGCAAGGTGAAGAATTACTTTTCGCAGAACAAGAAGGTTGGCGTGGAACTTTTTCAGCAGACGAATGACGCAAGTTCCAAGGGCCTGTTTTGGTTCTCTGAATCCAAGGTGGTTGCGGCGGGTAGTCTGCCTGATGCCATGATGGAATACATCAAGGCCGATCTTAACGCCACCTTTGGCGTTGCAAATCACATCCGCCGTTCCCGTCAGACCGGCCTTCCGCAGATCAAGAAGGTCATTTATAGCGGCCCCAAGACAATCATTCTGTGGGCCGACAACACCAAAACCATTGTTTCCTGTGGGGAAGCGGATTCCTATGACTACTATTCCGGTTTCTGTGCCGCTGTGGTCAAGAAACTGTTCGGTTCCACTACCCACGCCAAAAAGGTTTTGGGTGATTCCATTCAAATCAATGATTAACCTGTTTCAGCACCAGCAACAGGCCCTTGATGAAACCGAGGGGAAGAACCGGGTGGCCTATTACCTTGATATGGGCCTTGGGAAAACCTTTGTTGGTTCCGAAAAAGCCTTGAAGCTGAACAGCCGTGTAAATCTTCTGGTGTGTCAATGTTCAAAGGTTCAAGACTGGATTGAACACATGACGGAAAATTACGCCATGAACCATTGTTGGATGATTTATGACATGACCAAGAAAAATGAATTTGATTGGTTCATGAAGGCCGCAATGGAAGTTGATAACCCGGATCGGATTTGTGGCGTGATCAACTACGAACTGACCTTCAGGCGGAATGTGCTGAAAACCCTGACCGGCTTCACGCTGATGTTGGATGAAAGTTCCCTGATCCAGAATGAGAACGCCAAACGGTCAAAGTTCATTCTTGGGCTGAAACCGGATAATGTGATCCTTCTGTCAGGCACCCCCACGGGCGGCAAGTATGAAAACCTGTGGAGCCAATGCCAACTGTTGGGGTGGAAGATTTCAAAGGAATTGTTCTGGAAGCAGTACATTCAAACGGAATGGGTGGAAACCGATGGCTTTTGGCGGCAACAGATTACCGGCTATAAGAATGTTGACCGGCTGAAGATGAAGCTGGCCGAACACGGGGCCGTTTTCATGACCACTGAACAGGCCGGAATCAGCCTTCCAAAACGGAACTGGATCAAGGTCAAAACCCGCCCTTCACCCCTTTATTGGAAGTTCTGGAATGATCGCTATGTTGCGATTGACAGCGCCAACCTTGGTGAATTTGAACTGGATGCCGATTTCTACGGTTCCAATGCCCATTGTGAACGGGAACTGATTGGCGATACCAGTTTGACCCGCCGCCTTTATGCCCGTCAGCTTTGCGGCCTATATAACCCGGCCCGTTATGAAGCCTTCCGGGATTTGGTGAACAGTACGGAAGATCGCTTGATTGTGTTCTATAACTTCACAGAAGAAATGGAACGCCTGAAGGGGATTGCCAAGGGCCTGAACCGGCCTGTGTCTGTTCTTTCCGGTGAAGAAAAAAACTTGGATGCTTACCGCTACCAGCATAACAGCATTACCTTCATTCAGTATCAGGCCGGTGCAATGGGCGGCAACTTCCAGCTTGCCAACAAAATCATTTACTTCAGCCTTCCCCAAGGTTCGGAATTGTGGGAGCAATCCCAAAAGCGTATTCACCGCCTTGGACAAGAACGGCCCTGTTTCTATTACCTGATGATCTGTCCGGGAACGGTTGAAGAAGATATTCTTTCCACTTTAGAAATGAGAAAGGACTATACCGATGAACTATTCAGAAAGTATGAGCAAGCGGCAACAGCGCCGCAAAGCCCTTAACCAGCGGTTCAGGCGGATGTTCCTTGTGGCCCTTCTGATGGGCCTTGCAATGGGGTTTGTATTTGGGCGCTGTTCTGCTGTCAACAGCAAGGCCCCGGATGCCTCCATTGAACCGGATCAGCTTACCGCCGTGATCCCGGATGTGACCTTGGAGCCGGTGGAACCCCCGCTGGTGGAAGAACCCGCCGAACCTGAACCAGTGCTGTTGGGCAGTTTCAGAATTACCGCCTATTGTTCCTGTGAAAAGTGTTGCGGCGAATGGGCCAAGAACCGGCCCAACGGCATTGTGTATGGTGCCGCTGGTGTGGAACTGAAGGCCGGTGTTTCCTGTGCTTCCCCGCTTCCCTTGGGAACCGTGGTGGAAGTGGAAGGCTTGGGTGAATACATCGTTCAGGATCGCCCCGCCCAATGGGTGATTGACAAATACGGTGAAAACCAGATCGACATTTATTTTGACAACCATGAAGCCGCTTCCGCCTTCGGCCTGAAGCAGTTGAATGTTTATCTGAAAGGAGAACCCGAAAAATGATCAAATGTGAAAATGCTTGCCCCCGTGGAAAATTTGATGGGTGTTGCCACAAATGCCCGGATTTCCACACTTGTCCTGATTCCTGTCAGGAAAACCCGAACGCCTGTGGAGAAGCCACCTTCGATGAAGAAACGGCCCTTCAGGAGTTCAAGAACACCCAGCTTGCTACCTTGAACGCCATTGCTTCCCTGACCGCCCACAAGAAGGCCATTGAGGATCAGGAAAAGGAAATGAAGGCCAAGTTGTATGAAGCAATGGTGAAGTTCGGCGTGGATAAGTTTGAATCCGATGTTCTGAACCTTACCCTTGTGAAGCCCACCAATGCCACCAGCATTGATTCCGCCAAGCTGAAGAAGAAATACCCGGACATTGCTTCCGAGTGTTCCAAGACCACCGCCAAGGCCGGTTATGTGAAGATCACCCTGAAAGGGGATAAGTCATGAGTTGCCGGGGCTTTGAACCTGTTTGCACCAATAATGAACTTCGGGAGTATTTCAGCGCCAAGGGCCTGACCTATGACAGCATTGATGAAGGTGATATTTTGATCCTTTGCATGATGCTTCAGAAGGAATTGAAGAAATCCAATAAGGCTGGTGAAACTTCCGTCACCATGACTTTAAGCAAACGGGTTGACATGAAGAAGGCCACCAACGGCCACATTACCGAGTGTTACATCTACATGAACGCCCACTATTTCACCCGGCGTGAATGTATTAGCTTCAACCGGGATGGGTGGATTGGCTTTGCTGGATGGGCCGATGATGGCAACACTAACCCGTTGCGCCGTGCCTTCCTTGCATGGTGTGACTATTTGGCGGAAGGTGGTGGAGCCGATGGCAAGGGATGAAGTATGGGATGCCCTGAAAAATCATGCCAAACAGGTTCATTCAGAACGGGTTGCAAAGAACCCCGACCGGATCGCCTATGCCATTCAGCAGTTTGAAGCCCACGGCATTGAATACCAACTGAAGAATGAGCAAACCGGACATTTCCATTGTTGGCGGAAGTCTGATGATAAACTGTTTCAATTCTACGCTGGAACTGGAAAAATTCAGGGTTTCGCCCAAGTCAGGGGTATTCACAGCCTGATTCAGATGTTGGAGGGGTGAGCCGATGGCCGGTGAAAAGAACTTTGAAAACCGCCTGAAGGACTGGTTGGAATCTGAAGGCATTTACCCATTGGGCCACCCTGAAGATAAAATGACCGTTCCGCCTTGTGGCTTCTATGAAAAGCGTTGGGGTGGAAGCCGGTATGTGAAAAGCGGCCTTCCCGATATGCGGATCACCGTGAAGGGCATTGCCCTTGAAGTAGAGCTGAAGGCCACCAACGGAACCCCGTCAGAACTTCAGAAACGGAACCTGAAGCAAATCAACGGTTCCAATGGGTTTGGGTTCATCCTTTACCCGGAAGGCTTTGAAGCCTTCAAGACTATTGTGAAAGGGGTGAAACAATGCGAGTTTCCCACAGCCGGGTTGAAGTCTTTGATAGATGCCCATACAAATACCGCTTGCGATATGTGGAAGGGATAGACACGATCCCGAACACGGATGCAGACAACGCCCTGATCCTTGGCACCGCCCTTCACACCGGCATTGAAGAAGGGGTTGAACAAGCCCTTGACTTCTACAAGAACAGCTTCCCGGTTCTGACGGATGATCACATTCATGAAATGATGAAGTTGGAAGCCATGATCCCCAAGGCAAAGGCCATGTTGCCACCGGGCGGAACCTTTGAACTTCCAATCGGGAACGCTGATTTCATCGGCTTTATGGATTATCTGGTTCCCGTGGGGAAGGGCCTGAAGCTGGATGGCCTGATCACTGGTGAAGATTTGAATGAATTTGAAGCGTTTGATCTGTACGATTTCAAGTATTCCAACAACGCCAAGAACTACGCCGTTTCCGGTCAGCTTCACGAATACAAGTATTGGTATGAACTGACCCATCCCGGCCACCGGATCAGAAATATGTATTTCCTGATTGTTCCCAAGCCCAAGATCAGGCAGAAAAGCACCGAAACCCTTTCCCAATTCCGTGACCGCTTGCAAGCGGCCTTGAAAGATGCTGAACCAACGCTGATGCCGGTTCAGTACAACCCCATGAAGATTGTGGACTTCCTGACCAATGTGAAGCACATGGTTGAAGCCACAGACTTTCCCAAGAACCCAAACCATTTTTGTGGATGGTGTGAGTATGAAGAATATTGTCAGAAAGGATGGGATTATATGTTACTTCCCAAGAATGAACGCCGTGATCTGAACGCCACCAAGAAGAAGGTTGTGTGGCTTTACGGCGCACCCTTCAGCGGCAAAACCTTCTTTGCCAATCAGTTCCCCGATCCCCTGATGTTGAACACGGATGGCAACATCAAGTTTGTGGATGCCCCCTATATCGCCATTCGTGACACCGTTACGGTGGAAGGCCGTATCACCAAGCGCAAGTTGGCCTATGAAGTGTTCATGGATGCCGTGGCCGAACTGGAAAAGAAACAGAACGATTTCCGAACCATCGTGGTTGACCTTCTGGAAGATGTTTATGAATCGTGCCGGGTTTACATCTGTGACCGTCAGGGCTGGAAGCATGAATCTGATGATTCCTTCCGTGCGTGGGATATGGTCAGAAGTGAGTTCCTGAACACCCTGAAGCGGCTTGTGAATCTGGACTATGAAAACATCATCCTGATCAGCCATGAGGACAGAAGCCGTGACCTGACCCGCAAGGGCGGCGATAAGATCAGTTCTATCAAGCCGAACCTTCAGGATAAGGTGGCAAATAAGGTGGCCGGTATGGTTGATCTGGTGGCCCGTATCGTGGCGGACGATGATGAACGGGTGCTGTCTTTCAAGACTTCTGAAGTGATCTTCGGCGGTGGCCGTTTGACTGTCCGTGATAAGGAAATCCCGCTGACCTATGACGCTTTCTGTGAAGTCTACGAGGAAGCCAACCAGAAGGCCGCAGGAGCCGTGAAGCGTGGCGGCAATACCCCGGCTACCCCCGCACCTGAAACCACCGACACGCCCACCACGGCGCCCAGCAGAAGGGGCAGAAAGGCCAAGACTGTAACCCCGCCCCCGGCTGGTAACTATGATCCGGCTGAAGATGCGGCAAAGGCGGCTTGTGGTGATCCTGATGGAACTTGGACACCGGGCGGCGGTGAAAAGGATGATTCTGTTCCTGTTGACGAACCGGCCACCGGTGACACCCCGCCTTGGAACGATCTTCCTAAATGCCCGGACGGTGAACGCATTTTCAGACAGCACGATCAGAACCCGGAAATCCCCCTTTGTCCGTCCATTGACGCTGGCCACCGTTGCCACAAGGAAGGCGGCCCCGATGGTTGCCCCCTGTGGGATCGCCCCAAGGCACAGGCAGAGGAACCCGCACCCAAGACGGATGCTAACCCGCCCCGCCGTACCCGGAAGAAGCGTGAAGAATAATGGCTGATGTGCTGATGATTGCCGGGAAGCCTGAAACCATTTTCAAGGCCCGTGATTTTGAATATCTGGTTGAAAAGCACATGGGCTATGAAGCGGCCAAGTATTTCCGGGAATACGCTGAAAAGGCTGATGAAGAAGTCAGATCGGCCAAGGCCGGTGAGAACACAGACCTTGCTTCCTATGAAGCTGACCTTGAAAGCAATCACAGAGCCTTTCAGGACATTCAGACGGAAGCCGCAGTTATCACGGGTGTTCTTCAAGAAAAACGGATAAACCGTGAGAAGATCGCCCATGCAGTAAGGGAAATTGGAAAGATAATTTCCAACCAAATATAAGGAGGAACCCAAAATGAAAAATGATGCCCTGAACCATTTCAAAGAGGAAATGAACAAGCGTGGCCTGTTCCGCAAGATTCAGGTGTGCGCCAACCTGATCCCCCCCCCGCCCGGTGCTGATGGTGAAGCCCTGATCGAACTTCATCGTTCCGCCGCCAAGATCGCCATTCGGAATTACGCTGAACATCATGAAGATTTTTGTGATGTGATGGCGGATGCGGCCCTTGATCATCTGCTGAACACCGTTCTTCCTGATGATCTGTTCATTCCTGATGGTGGTTTTTCCCCTACGAAAGAAGAAGTTGACAACATGAACAGGGCCAAGGAAACGGCTGACAAAGCGGCCAAGGTGCTTGATACCCTGTTTGGTGGGTTGGCTGATCTTCTGAAAACCATTTAATAAATACATTTTTTGGAGGTAAAAAACTATGGCTATTGATTTTGACAAGATTGATCGTTCTGTTGATCTGAAGGGCCTTCAGGCTGATGTGGAGGATGCCAAGAAGAACGGCGGCGGTGATTTCCCCACCATCCCCGCTGGCAAGTATGAAGTGAAGCTGGAAAGCATGGAGATCAAAGGCACCAAGGCCGATCCCAACCGCCCCATGCTGGCCGTGTCCTTCAAAATCCTGTCCGGTGAGTTCAAGAACCAGCGCCTTTTCATGAACCGTGTCCTTTACGGCACCAAGAATGACAAGAACATGATCGCTTCTGCTATGGGCTTCCTTGAAAAGCTGGATTCCGGTGTTCCTGTCAGCTTCACCAGCTACAAGCAGTTTGCCCAGCTTGTTCTTGATGTGGCGGAAGCCATTGATGGAACCTTGGAATATGCGGTGGACTACGATGATTCCCGCTTCAATTCCATCACCGTTGAAGAAGTTTTCGAGGTTGAAAACTGACCCAAAATTTTTTACAACGATTGTAGGCAAATAGTCTACCGCAAAGCAACTGTTGTCTACTTGAAAATTCACTTTCAAGCCGGGGCGAAAGCCCCGGAATGGCCCCAAGTGAAAGCCTTCCCGTGGCGGGGCTGATAAGGCGGAAACGCTGACCGATTTCACGAAAGCTGAAAGGATGTGAGTTGATGATCTTCTATGATTTTGAGGTTTTCCGGTATGACTGGCTGGTTGTCCTGATCGACCTGAACGCCCGAAAAGAAACCGTGATTATCAACGATCCCGACAAGCTGAAACGCTTCTATGAGGAACACAAGGGTGTGATTTGGGCCGGTTATAATTCCCGGAACTATGATCAGTACATCCTGAAGGCCATTCTGTGTGGGTTTGATCCAAAGCCTGTGAATGATTGGATCATTGCAGAGAACAAACCCGGTTACAGATATTCAAGCCTGTTCAGGGAATACCCGCTGATCAATTATGATGTGATGCCGAACCCGCCAATCAGCCTGAAAGCGCTGGAAGCGTTCATGGGCCATTCCATTAAAGAAACTTCTGTTCCCTTCGACATTGACCGGCCTTTAACTGAAGCAGAGTTGGCCGAAACGGTCAAATATTGCCGCCATGATGTGGAACAGACGGTGGAAGTGTGGTTGCGGCGGAAGGAAGATGAATTTGATGCCCAAATGTCACTTGTGAAGGCGTTCCACCTTCCCATTTCTGACATTGGCCGCACCAAAGCACAGCTTTCCGCCAAAATCCTTGGGGCCGTTCAAAGGGAACACAATGATGAATTTGAAATTGAGTTCCCGCCCAGCTTGCGGATCGAAAAATACACGGAAGTTTTGAATTGGTACAAGAACCCCTTGAACCGTGATTATTCCAAAACCCTTGAATTGGATGTGGCCGGGGTTCCCCATGTATTCGCTTGGGGTGGCCTTCACGGGGCCATTCCCAAATATCACGGGGAAGGATGGTTTGTCAATGTGGATGTGGCTTCCTATTACCCGTCTTTGATGCTGGTTTATAAGTGGCTTTCCCGCAATGTTCACGATCCTTCCAAGTATGCGGAAATCTACCACACCCGCCTGAAGCTGAAGGCGGAAAAGAACCCCATGCAACAGCCTTACAAGATTGTTCTGAACAGCACCTATGGCGCTATGAAGGATAAGCACAACGCCATGTATGATCCCCGGCAAGCCAACAATGTTTGTGTGGGCGGTCAGCTTCTTCTTCTGGATTTGATTGAACGGCTGGAAGATCATTGTGAAATCATCCAGAGCAACACGGATGGTATTTTGGTCAAACTTCGCCGGTATGAAGATTTTGAAATGCTGGACGATCTGTGTTGGGAGTGGGAGCAAAGAACCGGGATGCGCCTTGAATTTGATGAATTTCAAAAGGTGTATCAGAAGGATGTGAACAATTACATCATTATTCCTTCCGGGCCGCTTCGTGATGAAAAAGGGAAACCCCGCTGGAAGTGCAAGGGTGCCTATGTCAAAAAGCTGTCTGATCTGGATTATGACCTTCCCATTGTCAACCGGGCCATTGTGAACTATTTCCTTCATGGGATCAGCCCGGAAACAACCATCATGGAATGTTCCAATCTTCGAGATTTTCAGAAGGTTGTGAAGGTGTCCAGCAAGTACAAATATGCCCTTTATTCCCCGGTGGTTACGGAAGCTAAGATCAGGGATGAAAAAGGCCGTTCTAAGAAAATCACCCGCTTCAGCGGCGGTGAGGTTCAGACGGATAAAACCTTCCGAGTGTTCGCTTCCAAGGATCAGAGCAAGGGCGGAATCTTCAAGGTTTCCGGGAAAATCGTCAAGGGCCGGGAAAAGAATCCTGAAAAGTTCGGCAACACCCCGGATCATTGTTTCTTCATCAATGATGATGTGACCAACCTTCCCATCCCGGATGAACTGGACAAGCAATATTACATTGATGTTGCTTGGGATCGCCTGAAAGATTTTGGGGTGGAACGATGAACAATAAAACCTTTCGGGGGGGGGAGCGTTGAAGCATGGAACTGTTTAGGGGCTATGTGCCTACCAGAAACAAACAATGCCTTGAAAAGTTCAAAGGCGTTGAAAAACTGAAAACCCGTTCTGAAGTCCAAGACCTTGATGAATACGCCGGTATTCTTGGGGAAGAAACCATTCTGATTGATGTGGACGATGCGGAAACATCTGAACTTTTGTTCAGAATTGTTCAGGATTTAGAACTGAAGTGCAGAGTGTACGCCACCACACGGGGAAAACACTTCTTGTTCAAGAACTGTGGTGTTAAAAAAAGCTGGACGAAATGCACCTTGGCCGTGGGTATCACCACGGATGGAAAGGTTGGAGCCAATAACAGCTATGAAATCTTGAAGTCCGGTGGCGTGGAACGGCCCATTCTGTATGACTTCCCTGAAGGGGAGATTCAGGAACTTCCCAAGTGGCTGACCCCGGTGAAAAGCAACTATGATTTCCCGAACCTTGGTGAAGGTGATGGGCGGAACCAAACCCTGTTCAACTACATTCTGACCCTTCAGAGTGACGATTTTACCAAGGAAGAAGCCCGTGAATGTATCAGGCTGATTAACCGTTATGTGCTGAAGAAGCCCCTTTCCGACAAGGAACTTGATGTGATCCTTCGGGATGATGCCTTCAAGAAAACATCCTTCTTCCGGGATAAAACCTTCCTGTTTGATAAGTTCGCCACCTACCTGAAGAACAACAACCATATTGTGAAGATCAATAACCAGCTTCACATTTATAAGGATGGTATCTATGTTTCCGGTGCCGGTGAGATTGAAGGGGCCATGATCAAGCTGATCAGCAACCTGAAACGGGCGTGGCGTTCGGAAGTCCTGTCCTATCTGGAAATCATGATTGAGGAAAACACCAAGGCCACCAACCCGAATATCATTGCTTTCAGCAACGGCCTTTACAATATCCGGGATGGTTCCTTCAAAGAGTTCACCCCGGATGTGGTCATTACAAACAAAATCCCGTGGCCATACAACCCCGCCGCCCATGATGATCTGTTGGATCATACCCTGAACCGGCTGGCCTGTGATGATCCTGAAGTCCGGGCCTTGCTGGAAGAAATGGTGGGCTATTGTATGTACCGCCGCAATGAACTTGGCAAAGCCTTCATCCTGATTGGTGATAAGAGCAACGGCAAATCCACCTTTCTTCATGTGGTGAAGAACCTTCTTGGGGATCAGAACATTGCTTCCCTTGACCTGAAGGAATTGGGCGATAGGTTCAAAACCGCTGAACTGTTCGGCAAGCTGGCGAACATCGGTGATGATATTGGTGATGAATTTATTGCCAATGCTTCCGTGTTCAAGAAGCTGGTCACGGGTGATCGGGTGAATGTGGAGCGCAAAGGCCAAGATCCTTTTGAGTTCAACAATTATTCCAAGTTCCTGTTCAGCGCCAACAATATTCCCCGTATCAAGGACAAAACCGGAGCCGTTCAGCGGCGTTTGGTGATTGTTCCCTTCGATGCCAAGTTCACCCCCAATGATGCTGACTTCCGCCCGTTCATCAAGGATGAACTGTGTGAACAGGATTCTATGGAATATCTGGCCTTGCTTGGCCTTCAGGGGTTGAAGCGGGTTCTTGGGAACGCACAGTTCACTACTTCCA